CGAATTAACACAAAATAAATTAATGAAAAAATATGCTGCAATATAAAATTAAAAGTTTAAGATATTTAATAATCAAAGCTCTTGTAGAAATACAGGGGCTTTTTAATTTTAAAAAGTGAGGTGAAAAAGATTGACTAAACAAGATTTATTTGTAAAAGAATATTTAAAAGACTTGAATGGCACGCAAGCATATATCAGATCAGGATATAAAGTTAAAGATGAAAACAGTGCAGCCGTTATGGCTAACAGATTGTTAAGAAATGTTAAGATACAAGAGAAAATACAAGTTGCAATGAAAGAAAGAGAAAAAAGAACTGAAATAACACAAGATAGAGTATTAAATGAGATTGCTAATCTAGCTTTTACAGACAGAACTGGAATAGTTAATCTTAAAAATAATAGCCTCATAATTAAAAACTTTGATGAGTTAAGTCCTGAACAAAAAGCATGTATATCGGGTGTTAAAGAAACTAAGTTTGGAATAGAAGTAACATTTTACAATAAAGAAAAAGCCTTAGAGATGTTAGGTAGGCACTTAGGGATGTTTACTGAAAAACTAGAAGTTAAAGGAGAATTAAAAACAGAGGATCCATTTAAAGGATTATCAACAGATGAACTAAAAAAGGTGATATTTGGTGGAGATAAATAAAGAAGCAATAAAAAGAGCAAAATTAGAACTTGCAAGACGTGAGTTCTTTTTTTATTGTTATTTAAAAGCTCCTAACTTCTATAAATATGAGAGAAAATTTTTAGTTGATTTATGTAATGATTTACAAAACTTTCTTACAAGTGATGATGAAGTACTTATTTTAAATCTTCCACCTAGACATGGAAAGTCAAGAACGGTAGGAAATTTAGTAGAGTGGTTACTTGGTAGAGATATAAATGCAAAAATAATGACAGGAAGTTATAATGAAACTTTATCAACTACATTTTCAAAGAATGTTAGAAATACTATACAAGAAGTAAAAGGTGATAAAGATAAGATAGTTTTTTCAGATATATTTCCTGGAGTAAGTATAAAACAAGGTGATGGTGCTATGAACCTTTGGAGTTTAGAAGGTGGATACAATAACTATCTAGCAACTGCACCTGGTGGAACTGCTACAGGTTTTGGTTGTAGTCTTATGATAATAGATGACTTAATCAAAAATAAAGAAGAAGCTTACAATGCTAATGTTTTAGATAAACATTGGGAATGGTATGCACAAACAATGCTTTCAAGACTTGAAGAAGGTGGAAAAATAATAATTATAATGACTCGTTGGGTTAGTGGTGACCTAGCTGGTAGAGCAATAGAACATTATAAAGCAGAAGGTAAAAAGATAAAACATATAAAAATGAAAGCTGTTCAAGATGATAAAGGTACTATGCTTTGTGATGAAATATTAAGTTATAAATCTTTTTTATCAAAAGCAAAAGCTATGGGACCAGAAATAGCTTCAGCCAACTACCAGCAAGAGCCAATAGATATAAAGGGTAGATTATACAATGAATTTAAAACTTATGTTGATTTACCTAAAGAAAAGATTGTTAAGATTGCTGCCTACTGTGATACAGCTGACACAGGAGAAGATTTTTTATGTAATATCATTTATGCAGATTGCAAAGATAGTGCCTATATACTAGATATTATCTATACAAAAGAAGCTATGGAAATAACAGAACCTCTTGTTGCTGAAGCATATAAAAAGTTTAATGTAAATGTTGCAGATATAGAAAGCAACAATGGTGGTAGAGCATTCGCAAGAAATATTGAAAGAATTACAAGAGACAAAGGAAATTATAAGACTGTTGTTAAATGGTTTCATCAATCAGGAAATAAGATAGCAAGAATATTATCAAATAGTGCCTGGGTTAATGAGAATATCTATATGCCTATAGATTGGAAAAATAAATGGAGTGAATTTGCAAAGGATATTATTTCTTATCAAAAAGAAGGTAAGAACAAACATGATGATGGACCAGATGCTTTAACTGGTGTTGCTGAGAAAATGGCAAATGAAGGATACAATTGGAATTTGTAAGGAGTAAATATATGTTTGAGTTTTTAAAAAACTTGTTTAGGAGAAAAAAGGATATGAATGGAGTACCTATAAAAGAACTAGAATTAATAATTAAAAACTTCTTAGCTAGTGAGAAATTAAATGAAATGCAATTAGGAGATAATTATTATAAAGGTAAACATGATATTTTAAATAGAGTTAGAAAAGTAATAGGACAAGATGGGAATTTAGTTCCTGCAGCTAATTTAGCTAATAATAAAATTGTAGATAATATGTTTGCCAATGCTGTGGACCAGAAAACAGATTATCTATTATCAAAAACACCTAGTCTTTCATCAAAAGATGAAAATGCAATAAAAGATATAAACAAAATATTTAATAGTAGATTTTTCAAGCTATTACACTCAATAGGCAAAGGATCTTATTTGAATGGAATAGCTTTTTTATATATCTACTACAATGAGAAAAGTGAGTTTTCATTTAAAAAATTTAAAGGCAGCGAAGTTATTCCTATATGGAAAGATAATGATCATAGTGAACTTGACTACATTATAAGAATATATAAAACTAAAAAATTTACTGGATATGATTATAAAGAAATTACTAATGTTGAAGTTTATACATTAGATGGAATTGATTATTATACTTGGAATAATGGATTAAGTTCTTTAATTACTCATGAAAATTATATGAAATTAGGAGAAAAAGAATTTAACTGGGAGTATCTACCAGTTATTCCATTTAAAATAGATGAAACAGAAGCACCTTTGATTATGAGAGTAAAAAGCATTCAAGATGCTATAAATGAAATAATTAGTGATTTCAAAAATGATATGGAAGATAATTCAAGAACTACTATACTTGTTGTTAAAAACTATAATGGACAAGGTGGAACTTTAAGACATAACATGAATCTTTATGGTTATATCCCTGTTGGTTCTGATGGTGGAGTTGATACTTTAACTATTGAAGTTAATGCTGGAAACTATGAAACAATTTTGAAGATCTTAAAAAAATCTTTTATAGAAAATGTAAAAGCTTTTGATGCTAAGAGTGATAAGCTTCAGGGAAATGTAAATCAAATGAATATTCAATCTATGTATTCTGATATAGATTTAGATGCAACAGCACTTGAAAGAGAATTTAAGGCTTCTTTAAAATTAGTACTGTGGTTTGTAAAACAACATTTGAATGCAAAATTCAACGAAGATGATATAGATATCATATTTAATAAAGATATTTTAATTAATGAAAGCCAAGCTATAGAAGATTGTCAAAAATCTGTTGGAATACTAAGTACAGAAACAATAGTAGCTCAACATCCTTGGGTAAATGATTCTAAAGCTGAATTAGAAAAAATAAAAAAAGAAAAAGATAGTTCTGTTGAAGAAATAGAAGAAGTTTACGAAGGACATAATCATGAGTAATAACTATTGGATAGATAGATTTACAGCTGAAGAAAATAGAATCAATGAATTATCTAAGGAACAAGTAAAAGCAGCTAAAAGGCAATATGATATAGCTTTAAAGAATACAAATCAAAAAATATATGAGTTTTATGCCAAGTATGCAAAAGATAATAATATATCTATGTATGAAGCAAAACAAATATTTAACAAAAAAGAATTGAAAGAATTTAAAATGTCTTTGAGTGAATATGTTAGTAAAGGTCAATCACTTAATATAACTCCTGATGATGCTATTATAAAAGAATTAAAAAATGTTAGTTCAAGAGTTCATATTGAAAGACTAGAAGCTTTAAAAATGGAAATTAAAGCAGAAATAGATTTATTATCTAAGACTATGGAAAATAATTTAGATAAACATTTAAGAGAAGTTTACAGAGATACTTATTATAGAAGTGCTTACAGTATTCAAAAAGGTTTAGATAAGTTTTCTAATATAGAAAAATTAAATCCTGAACTAATTGAAAGGTTAGTTTATAAACCTTGGACAAAAGATAATACTAATTGGAGTAAGAGAATTTGGGGTAATGATAGTAAGTTAGTTAATACTTTACATACTAATTTAACTCAAAATATTATAACAGGAAAACCTTTAAAAGATATTATAGATATTGTGGAAGAAAGATTTAATGTTGAAAGAAACATAGCTACAAGATTAATAATGACAGAGAGTGCAGCATATCATTCAAGAGCTAAAGAAAGATGTATGAAAGATTTAGGTTGTGAAAAATATGAAGTTATAGCAACTCTTGATGATAGGACTTCAGATATTTGCAGGACAATGGATAGTAAAGTATTTGATATGAAAGATTATCAAGTTGGAGTTACTGCTCCTCCTTTTCATTCTAATTGTAGGTCAGTTACTGCTCCTTACTATGATAAAATAGAAGGAGATACTAACCTAAGAGCTTCCAGAACAGAAGATGATGACTATGAGTTAGTAGATGTTAAAGATTATCAAGATTGGTATGATAATTATGTTGAGAAGGGTATCCAAAAATCTTATAATAAATTAGATGGGACTAAAACTAATTTTGAAACAAAAAATAAATCTGATATAATTAAATTAAGAAGTGCTGAGATAGACAAAGAAATAAAAGAGAATGTTTTAAAAGATATTAAACATAAAGGAGGACTTTTACCAAATGCAAAACAAATTTTAAAAAACACAGGTTTAGATGAGAGTATAAAAATTACTACTTTAAACGGTGCAAGAGGTGAAACAAAATTAGATGAAATTCTAACACAAAAAAAAGGGATAACTATCAACAAATTTAATGAAATGCGCTTAGATTTTGATGATAAGAGAAAGATGTCTTACAGAGAGAAAACTCTTTTTCATGAATCTTACCATGCTATGTTAAATGAAAAAAAAATGGATTTGAGAAGAATCTTTGAAAGTGATTGGCTACAAATTGAAGAGACATTTGCAGAAACATCAGCACATTATTTATCTCAATTAGTTGGAATAAAAGAAAAAATGTCTTTATCATACTCTAAAGATATTGTTGAAGTTTTACCAAGATTAAAGAAATTTAGAAAATTTAAAGACTGTAAGACTATTTCTGATTTTGGAAGAATAGTATATTATGAGAGATATAAAGGGAAAAATGCTATATGGGGACCTATTAGGGATATAATTTTTCAAAAAGAACTAGATATTTTAGAGTATGGAAAACAATATCTTGATTATATTGAAAAAAATCAAAGTAAAATTTTTACAATGTATTATCGTAATGTTTTTGATTTAAACCCAAACTTAAAAAAAGAAAAAATTCAAAAATTATTAAATAAAGGATTAAAAGCGATGAAAGAAAAAGATAATATTCACGATTTTGATAATTCTGAAAGATATTTTTTTGATATTATTTTATCTAGTGTGATGAAATTAAAGGGGGTTAAATAATGATACTTTTATTACCTGAGGATTTAATTGATGAAAAAAATTATGATGAAGTTTATAAACTTCTTGACTCGGCATGTATAGGAATTAATATTCATTATACAGATGAAAATGGAAATAAAACAAGTTTAAAAGAAGTTAGGAGAAATAAACTTTTAAAAAGATTAGAAGAGTTAGGAGAAATAAAAGTTCTTGAAAATTATAAAAAAGGTTATTATTGTCAACACTAAATAACAATCTTAAAAGAGAGTGATATTTTTTTATTTTGTTTTATCCCTTGACAAACTTTAATAATTATAGTACAAATAGTATTATAACTATTAGGAGGGGAAGAAAATGGAAAAGATATTAGTTATTTTATTGTCTACATTTTTATTATTCGCTTGTGAGAGTAAAGAAGAGAGAGAGTTAAGAAAAGAAAGTGAAAGAAACTTTAATGTAATTGTAGAAAAATTTGAAGATCAAAAATATCAAAAAGTTCTTGATGAAATAAGAGAATTTGAAGAAAAATACCCTAATTTTATAAAAAAAGATGAGTTACAAAAAATAAAAGAACAATCAACAATTAAAATTCAAGAAGAAAATGAGAAATTAGAAAAATTAAAAGAAGAAGAAGCTAAAAGACTAGAAAAAGAAAAAATAAAAGAAGAAAAAAAGATGGAAGTAAAAAAAGAAATCTTTAGTATTCTAAATAATCTTTCTCAAAAATATGATGAATTTCAAGATGTAACTTGGGTAACTAATAAAAGAGTAGAGAATAATATTTCTGTTTATGGTGGCTTTGATGGAAAAACTTATATAAAACCAATGTTTTATAGATTAGTTGTTAGTTATTCAGGTAAAGATTGGATATTTTTTGAAAAGATGATTGTTATAACAGATTCAGGAAGATATGTGATAAATTTTAAAAGGTTAGAACAAAAAACAGATGTAGGATATGGATATGTTTATGAAACTTATGATGTTTTCTTAGATAATGTAAATAAAGGAATTGTTAGAGCAATGGTAAATTCAGATAATGTTAAAATAAGATTAGAGGGTAGAGAAAATGTTTATGATTTTACTTTGACGAAAGCTGACAAAGCGGGGTTAAAAACAATGATTGACTTAATGGATAAAGAACAAGAAATATCAGAAATAAAATAATTAAATTTTAAAGCACTTAGTTAATTCTAGGTGCTTTTT